GATTGCCGTTGCCATTTTAGAGCCACCTTAAACAAGTGGCTCTTTTTTTTATTAGCACAGTATGGTAGTATTGACAAACCTATATTGGAGATTCCTATGAACATGGATGATGCTGCCAACAAGATTGGCAAAGTAATGGGTGAATACAAGCGTGGCAAGCTCAAGTCTTCTTCTGGTCAGAAGGTTAAATCCCGTGACCAAGCCGTAGCTATCGCAATGAGCGAGTCTCGTGCTATGCCTAAACGTGGTGGCAGAACTGCAACCAATCGAAGCAAAAAGTAACTTAAGGAAAAATTATGTCTTTCTTAACAAGAGATAACAATGGAAATACCATCCCTAATGTATTTAGGATTGGTACGACACAAGTTTTTACAGTAACAAATTCTAGTGTTGCAAGTACCGCTTTTGCGGCCTCAACTACTCATGTTCGAGTTTCTTGCTCATTAGGCCATTGCCATATCCAGTTTGGTTCTGCACCAACTGCAAGTATTACGACAAGCCCAATGTTGGCAAACAATACATCTGAAATTTTCCCCGTGGCTTCTGGTGACAAGATTGCTGTTATTAAAGATTCTGGTGTTACTGCTTCCACAATTAGCGTTACGGAGTTGTTATGAAACCTGGACTCTATGCCAACATTAATGCCAAGCAAGAACGTATCAAGGCTGGCTCTAAAGAGAAGATGAGAAAGCCTGGCACTAAAGGCGCACCTACTGCCAAAGACTTTAAGCAAGCTGCTAAGACTGCTAAGAAAAAATGAGCGCTGCGTGGACCAGAAAAGAAGGGCAAAACCCTAAAGGTGGGTTAAATGCTAAAGGTCGTGCTAGTTTAAAAGCACAAGGCCAAGACATTAAAGCCCCCGTTAAGTCTGGAGATAATCCACGTAGAGCTAGTTTCCTTGCAAGAATGGCAGGAAATGATGGTCCTGAGTACAAAGATGGAAAGCCAACTAGATTACTTCTAAGCCTCCAAGCATGGGGTGCAAGCAGTAAAGCAGATGCTAGAGCAAAGGCTAAAGCTATTTCTGCAAGGAATAAAAAATGAAATGCCCTATCGCTACTTATGACATGAAGGCCAACTTGAAAGCCCGTAATTGGGCAATCAAGAATGTTGACTATGGTCCTGCTAACCCAGAAGAAGACAACGAAGAATACTGGCAGAACCTAGCTGATATGTGGACAGTATCTATTGATGAAGTCCAAGAGATGCGCTGTGGTAACTGCGCTGCCTTTATCCAGACTCCAGAGATGTTGGACTGTATCCTTAAAGGTATAGACGAAGAGACTGATGGATACGCCAAAGACGTACAGGGTGCGGCAAATCTTGGCTACTGTGAGCTATTTGACTTTAAATGTGCAGGTAAGCGTACCTGTTCCGCATGGTTATCTGGTGGCCCTACCACCAAGAAGATGACCAAGAATCAGCAGAATATGTTGATGATGGCTAAGACAGAATACGAAATGGAAGATGAGGAAGACTAAATGAATGAATTACTAGCATCATTATTTGGTTCTTATGGTCAAGATATTGGCGGCTTCATGCAAAACCAAGTAGGCCAACAAATGGCTCCTACTATGGATCTATATAACACCATGACCAACCCAAATACATCAATGGGTGATATGGCTAACTCAGCATTCAAATACTCTTTTAATCCTAAAGAAGATGAAAAAGGATTGATGATGCCCCAAATGGGTGGTGGTTATGGCGGTATGTCTAACAACTACGTTGGTGGCATTCCTTCTCTATTGCAAAATACTGGATCTGGAATCCTCCCTTATATCGGTTCACGATAAGGAAATATATGATTAACGAAAACCCCATGTTGATGGCAGAAACCCTGCAAGGCGAGATGGAGGGTGATGAGGTAATGTCTGAAGAGCAACTTCAAGGCGTTATCTCTGCTGAAATTTATGATGCCATTTCTTTCATTGATGACGACATTGGTGGCAATCGTGCGTTAGCTACTGAATACTACTATGGTCAACCCTTTGGTGATGAAGATGAAGGCCGTTCACAAGTAGTATCAATGGATGTCCGTGATACTGTTCAAGGCATCCTGCCAAGCTTGATGCGTATCTTCTTTGGACCAGAGCGTGTGGTTGAGTTCACCCCTCAAGGACCAGAGGATGTTCAGAATGCTGAACAAGCTACAGATTATGTAGACTTCATTTTTAAGCGTGATAACCCAGGCTTTAAGATTTTGCACTCAGCCTTTAAAGACGCTTTGGTTCGCAAGTGCGGAATTATCAAATACTGGTGGGATGAGTCAGTAGAAGTTAAAGCAGAATCATTCTCTATGCTTGATGAGCAAAGCATGATGATGCTAATAGAAAATCCAGACGTAGAGATCTCTGCTGTGCGTGAGTATCCAGTGCCTGGTACTGAGCCAATGAATCAAGCTCAAGGCATTATGACTCCACCACCCATGATGTACGATGTGGAGATCAAGAGAAGAATTAAGACGGGCAAGGTAAAGATTGAAGCTCTACCCCCAGAAGAGTTCTTGATTGACCGCAGAGCAAAGTCTATTGAAGAGGCTACTTTTGTAGGCCACAGGACTATGAAGACTGTTTCCGATCTAGTCGCTATGGGTTATGACTACGATGAAATGGTAGAAGTTGCAGGTAATGGGAATGACTTTGACAACAATCAAGAGTACCAAGCCCGTAACCCGTTTGCTGTTATCAGTACCGCAAACAATGGTGATCCATCTAGCAAGAGTGTTCTTTACATTGAAGGCTACTTAAAGGTAGACTTTGATGGAGATGGCATTGCTGAGATGCGTAGGATTTGCACAGTAGGCACTGGTAACAAGGTTCTACGCAATGAGATTGTTGATGACAGACAATTTGCCGACTTCTGTCCAGACCCAGAACCCCATACCTTTTTTGGTATGTGTCCTGCCGATGTGGTTATGGATATTCAGCGTATCAAATCTAGTGTTCAACGTGGCATTTTGGACTCTTTGGCTCAGTCAATCCACCCCCGCACAGCGGTTGTTGAGGGACAGGCAAACATTGATGACGTTCTAAATACTGAAGTTGGTGCGATTATTCGCATGAGAGCGCCAGGCATGGTTCAGCCGTTTACTACTCCATTTGTTGGTCAGGCAGCATTCCCAATGCTTGACTACTTGGATGACATTAAACAGACCCGTACAGGCATTTCCAAAGCCGCAGCAGGGTTAGATGCAGATGCACTGCAAAGCACTACCAAGGCCGCAGTATCTGCGACTGTTAATGCCGCACATCAGCATATTGAGATGATTGCCCGTATCTTTGCTGAAACTGGTTTGCGTAAATTGTTTACTGGGATCTTGAAGTTGGTAGTTGAGAATCAAGACAGAGCCAGAATGGTTCGTTTGCGTAATACATTTGTGCCAATTGACCCCCGTTCTTGGGATTCAAACATGGACGTAACAGTTAATGTTGGCGTTGGTGATGGCACTATTGAAGACAGAATCAATATTCTTAACCAAGTGGCTTTGCGTCAGGAAATGCTGATTGAAAAGACAGGCCCTAATAACCCTGTTGTAACAGTACCACAGTATACAAATACGCTAACTAAGATGTTGCAACTGGCAGGTATTAAGGATTCACAGAATTACTTTAACCAGTTACCTGCTGACTTCCAGATGCCGCCACCAGAGGCTCCAAGGCTTACTCCAGAAGAAACTTTGGCTCAAGTACAGGCTCAAGCTATTCAAGCTGATATTCAAAAGAAAGCGGCTGAATTGGATTTAGAGCGTCAGAAAATGATTATGTCTGATGACAGAGAACGTGATCGTATTGAACAAGATGGTATTTTGCGTAGATATGAGTTAGAATTGAAATATGGGGTACAAATTCAAAGCGCAGAAATAGATGCCGCAATGAATCGTGACCGAGAATTAATCCGTCAACAGGCTGCAATGAATCAGACGCAAGTCCCTCAACAGCCACAACCAATGATGTAAATGGACGATCTAGAAATTAACCTCGCAAGAGGAGACAGAGCTAAGTTACTTTTAGAAGATGAACTTCTAAATGAAATGCTTAAACGTATTGAAGATGACTGTTATCTTGAGATTAGGTCTTCCAAATTAATGGAGAATCCTATTAGAGAGCAAGCATATTTGCTTCTCAAGACAGTAGACATTTTAAGAACAAAACTACGCTCTGTTATGGATACAGGCAAGATGGCAGAAGTTGCCCTTGTCCGCAGACGGGGTAGACCCCCAAACAAATAATTGTTAAACTAAGAGGTAAATATGTCCGATAACGCAAATGCAGTCGGTTCGATTACAGTAAATCAAGCAGCGCAAAGCTTTGCTACTATGCTAGACAGCCAAGAGGGTGTTGACACTGGTGCAGAGGCGCAACCAGAGGAGGAGCAATCCGAATCTGAGTCCGAGGGAATGGAATCTGCGGAGCCGCAAGACGAAGCAGAGGAAACTTCCGAGGAAGTAGGAAGCGAAGACGAAGAGTCCGAAGATGAAGCTCCTAGGGATGAGAAGTTTGTTGTCAAAGTTGATGGCAAAGAAATCGAAGTCCCAAAGGAAGAACTTATCCGAGGTTATCAACGTGAAGCTGACTACACACGGAAAACGCAGAAACTAGCAGAAGAGCGCAAATTAGTCGAGTCTGAGTTTCAGCAAGTACGTGGAGAGCGTGAACAATATGCACAGGTGTTAGGACAATTACAGCATAAATTACGGGAGTTTGAGCCTCCAGAGCCTGATTGGAATCGTTTAGAAGTTGAAGATCCGACTGAATATGCCCGTCAATGGACATCTCATCAGCGTAGACAGCAACAGAAATTCGCAGTCCAAGCAGAGCAAGCGAGACTACAACAACTGTATCAAGCTGAATCTCAAAAGCAGATACAAAATGTTTTAGCGCAGGAAACTGCCGTTTTGAAAGAGAAGATTCCAGAGTGGAATTCTCCAGAGAAAGCTAAAGCAGAAGGTAAAGCTTTATTAGAGTATGGTCAGAATTTGGGTTTTACCGAGCAGGAGCTGAACAGCATTAGCGATTCACGGGCATTACTAGCGCTTCACAAGGCGTGGAAGTATGACCAGATGATGAGCAAGCGTCCAGAATTCCAAGCGAAGATTAAGAAAGCACCAAAGATGGTTAGTTCTGGTTCAGCAGGTAGCGTAAGTTCTAAGTCTAGTGATTTAAATAACGCAAAAAAGCGTCTTGCACAAACAGGAAGCGTCAGAGATGCCGCATCACTTTTCGAGAAATTTATTTAAGGACCTATCATGGCTGCTATTACAAACACCTACACCCGCTTTGACGCTAAGGGTGTACGGGAAGATCTTTCTAACGTCATTTATCAGATCTCTCCAGAAGAGACACCATTCATGTCTAACGTTGGTCGTGAGAACGTAACCAACACATTCTTTGAATGGCAAACCGATGATCTGGCTGCTGCCAGCACAACCAATGCACAGATCGAGGGCGATGACATCACCTCTTTCACAGCAGTTACAGCTACTGTTCGTTTGGGCAACTACACCCAGATTAGCCGTAAGGATGTAATCATTGCTGGTACATTGGAAGCTGTTGACAAGGCAGGTAGGCGCTCAGAATTGAGCTATCAAATGGCTAAAAAATCTGCGGAAATTAAGCGTGACATGGAGTCAACAATGTTGGCTAACCAAGCCGCTGCCGCTGGTTCTACGTCATCTGCCCGTAAATCAGGAGCTTTGTTGGCCTTCTTGAAGACCAATACTAGCGAAGGTACTGGTGGTTCTGATCCTTCATACACCACTATCCCTGATGCGGCTCGTACTGATGCCACAACAACTAACTTGCGTTCATTCAGCGAAGCATTGCTGAAAGACGTAATTCAGAAGGTGTGGACAGAAGGCGGCTCTCCTTCTATCGTTATGGCTGGTCCTGTTAACAAACAGAACTTGTCTAAGATGGCTGGTATTGCTGCACAGCGTTTTCATGTTACAAGTGCTAAACCTTCAACGATCATTGGCGCTGCCGATGTTTATGTCTCCGATTTTGGAAACGTGAGCATTGTTGCCAACCGCTTCCAACGTGAGCGTGATGTTTTTGTGCTTGATCCTGAGTACGCAAGCGTTTGCTATCTGCGTCCCTTCCAGACAGTTGAACTGGCTAAGACAGGTGATGCCGAGAAGCGTATGCTCTTGTGTGAGTGGGGCTTGAAGATCAAGAATGAGAAAGCTCATGGCGCTGTCTATGACTTGAACTCAACAATTCAGACCTAATCTGAGTAACCAAGGGTGGGCTAATAACCCACCCTTTTTTTATGACTACAAAAATCTTTGACACAAATCAAGAGATGGGAACCAAGAAGCTTTGGCATTACGACAATGACAAAGATGAGGCAACCATTCAAACCATTATTGATGCTACTGAAGTAGTAGAAGCAAACAAAGAACGATTTAATTCGTTTGATGAAAAGGCCAATTGGAAGGGTGATATGCACCATGTTGCATCTATTCCTATGGCTTTGTATTATCAGATGAAAGCCGAAGGCAAATTAGAAGACCAAGCTTACATGAAGCGTTGGTTGAATGACCCTGATAATCGTGCATTTCGCACAAGACCTGGAGAAGTTTAATGAATAGTAAGACCATTGGGATATTAGTCCCAACACGGGACTTTGTTAATTCTGGATTCGCATTTGACTTAGCTAGGCTAGTTGGATTTACTGTAGGTACAACAAATCACAAAGTGGTGATTTACACTAGCTCTGGCACATTGTTGTCAGCACAACGTCAGGATTTGGCTAGGGATGCTATTGAAGCTAAGTGTACCCATACCCTGTGGCTAGATAGCGATATGCGGTTTCCAAAAGATTCCATTATTCGCTTGTTAAAACACAATACAGGTATTGTCTGTGGAAACTATGCCAAGCGTAGATTCCCTACAGAACCTATTGCGGTGAAAAAAAATACCCCAGATATGGATGCAACATTTATCAATCGGGTATATACTGAGGACGATTCAACAGGACTTGTTGAAGTAGACTACTGCGGAATGGGTGTAATGCTCGTTAAATCCGAAGTCTATAAATCTATGGAATATCCTTGGTTTGCTATCCCTTGGGTTCCCGCTGCGGAAGACTACATTGGTGAAGATGTATGGTTTTGCCGTAGAGCCGCACAAAATGGGCATAAAACTTATGTTGACCAGGATCTTTCTAAAGAGATCCACCATATTGGCACATTTGAATACAAACATGAACACACACTAATGTGTAGGGATGTAGAAAATGGCACTTGATACTTTTGCAGGACTTAAAGCAACAATAGCAGATTATCTTAATCGGGATGACCTGACTTCTGTTATTCCTAGCTTTATTACTATTGCAGAAGCTAAATTCAACCGCAAGTTGCGTACACGTCAGATGATTAAACGTGCCAATGGTCAGATTGAGTCTGCATTCTTTGCGTACCCTTCTGATTGGCTACAGGCCAAAGAGTTTCAATTAAACACCAATCCCATTGTCAGACTACAGTTTGTCACTGAGGCTTATGGTGATGAATTAAAGGCTAATAGATACGTTTCTATTGGTCAACCAGTTTATTACACAATTACTGGTACTCAGTTGGAGTTTATTCCTACTCCAGATACTACATATAGCGCAGAACTTACATATTATGCTAAGATTCCTGCGTTGAGTGATTCAAACACAAGCAACTGGCTTTTAGCTTATGCCCCAGACTTGTACCTATATGGTGCGCTTATGGAGGCTGCACCATATTTAAAAGACGATGAACGTCTACCAGTATGGAGTCAGATGTATGTCAACTCCTTGGGCGACATTGAAGTGGCAGATCAAAGGGCATCTGTTTCTTCAACTCCACTTGTTCGTGCCCGTTCTTTGGGGTAATAAATGTCATCTTTTACAGACTACACAGAAAATCTTGTACTAACGTACTTGTTTACGACAGGTTCTGCAACACGCCCTACTGCTTGGTATGTGGGCTTATTCACTGCCGCACCTAGTGATACTGGTGGCGGTACAGAAGTATCTGGTAATGGTTATGCCCGTGTAGTTACAGGAACTATCTCTGGTAGCGGTACTGCTACAACATTTACCAATGCTGCCGCAATTGAGTTTGCCGCTGCCTCTGGTGGTAATTGGGGAACAATTGGTTGGGCAGCTATTTTTGATGCTTCTACTAGTGGCAATATGTTAGCTTGGGCGCCTTTGACTACTTCTAAAGCAATTAATGACGGAGACATCTTCCGCATTCCTGCTTCTAGCTTGTCTATAACATTGGCATAAGATGGCTGCTTACGGGCGTGGCGACTATGGTGGAGGAAGGTACTCCTTTGGAGCGTACTTAGGTGCGCTTGCTATTGTTTCTGCGTCTACTGTAGCGGTTGCTGGTCAGAAGATTAAAGATGCTCAGATTGCAATAAGTTCAACTAGCACAGTATCCATAGACGCAAAGAAGATAGCGACTGCAACTATAGATATAGCAAGTAGCTCTGTATTAACTGTTGCTGGTGGTATATCTGCGGTAGGAAATGTAGTTATTGTTGCGACAAGTCAATTGTCAATTCAATATAACCGCAAGCGTCCTTTTCAAGCGATATTTATTGATACTTCTAGTGTTGTGATTAACGCTAGAAAGAAATGGGAAACAGAAACCGATGTGTCTGAAACATGGACTGTTATTAACGATACATCTCAAACTTGGACTAATGTCTCTTAGGGGTAAATAATGGCAGATACAACAACCACAAATCTAGGCTTAACAAAGCCAGAAGTTGGCGCTTCAACAGACACATGGGGTACAAAGATCAATACTGATCTGGACTCTATTGATGCGTTGTTTGATGCTGGTCCATTACTCAAAGTAACAAAGGGTGGTACTGGTGTCGGTACTAGCACTGGATCTGGCAACAATGTGTTGTCAACTTCGCCAACACTTGTCACACCAATTCTGGGTACGCCTACAAGCGGTACTTTAACCAATGCTACTGGCCTTCCATTGTCTACTGGTGTGACAGGTACTTTACCTATTGCCAATGGTGGAACGGGGTCAACCTCAACTACATTTGTTAATGCTGCTACAAACGTAACTGGAACTCTTCCTATTGGTAATGGTGGTACGGGTGCATCTACCCTAGCAGGGGCTAATATTGCTGTTGTCAATGTAGCCAACACCTTTACTGGCACACAGACTTTCTCGGGCACTTCATCAACTACTGCCATTGTTCTAAACGATGCAGCAGAGGTAGCTACAGTATCAGCTACTGCGGCTACGGGCACGATTAACTATGACATTACTACTCAGTCAGTCTTGTACTACACAAGTAACGCAAGTGCCAACTGGACTGTTAACTTCAGAGGCTCTAGCGGTACATCATTAGATACTTTGATGAGTACAGGTCAATCAATGACTGTGGCTTTCTTGGTTACTCAGGGTGCTACGGCTTACTACAACAACGTAGTTCAAGTTGATGGCACTGCCACTGGAGTTACTACTAGGTGGTTTGGTGGTGCGCCTACAGCGGGTAATGCTAGTGGCATAGACAGTTATCGCTATTTAATTATCAAGACAGGTAGTGCGACTTTCACAGTCTTGGCAAGCAATACACAATTTAAGGCTTAAACCATGCCATTACAAGCGACTTCTGGTGCGGCTTCTCAAGATGGCTTTGGTGGCAATGGCGTTCCTATTGTGCCAGCTTACATTGAAGAAGTGTTTAGCACATACCTTTACACAGGTACAAATGCAGCTTTAACAATTACAAACAATATTGACTTATCTACAAAAGGTGGATTGGTTTGGTTAAAAAACAGGGCTTCAGCAACTGTTCCAGACAATTCTCTTTTTGATACAGCTAGGGGCAGTGGGTTTCGATTGGTAACTAACAGTACAGCCGCTAACGATAACTTTACTGGGTTTGCTTTTTCAACTTCTGGTTTTTCATTACCAGCAAATACAAGAGTAAATGAAAATGCAATAACCTACGCCTCATGGACATTTCGCAAGCAACCAAAGTTTTTTGATGTTGTGACTTATACGGGAGATGGGGTTGCTAGACAAATTTCACATTCATTAAATTCAGTGCCAGGATGTATTATTGTCAAGCGCACAGATACAACA